TCTGTCTCCACTTGTCGTCCATAAACTTGATGGTGAAAATCTTCCTTCTTCATCAAGCCCATAGTACGCAAAACATCAATACACAAAGGATATACCATTTCTGTCTTACCAACACCAGATTCACCAGTAAGCCAAACACAAACAGGACGCATACGTGGACCTCCACCCTTAATAGGTGAACAAGAAACGTACTCAAATAAAGCACGAGCTGGAATCAAAGAACTAGTAACCAAACGGTCCATATCACGATCCAATAAAGGATCAGCTTTGAACTTCAAACCACGATGATATAAACTCTCAGCTTTATTCGCAACAGTAATATCAGTATCAATCTTGTTACGTTGTTCTAACTCAAGAAAAGAACGAACTTCCTTAGCCCATTCATGGATTTCTCCATAAAGACCGTGGAATCTTCGTAATTCTTCTCGAGTCTTGCCAAGTACTAACATTTTCACATAGTCAGTAGCCAAATTGAAATATTCAGAACAATAATCCATAATTTTCTTGGAACCATCCAAAGCTTTTGGAATTCGATCCAAGCGAGAAATATAGTTGTCCCAATCCTGCTTACCAGGTATCTTGCGAATACAAAAGAAAGCAATGATGGCAAACAACAATTTCCCACAAGTGTGAAAATATGGATGGTAGATGGTTTCCTCCAAACCAGCTTTAAATTCAGGCATAGTTTGAACCTCTCGTCGTATCAATTTGGATTTCAATTCCATAACAAGTTCCATTATTTTGCCATCCAAACCATAAAATTTGCAAATGAACACTAACAAAACAGCCAAAGCAGACTTGTATCGTTTCATACACATCATCAATTTGACAACCACACAAATAAGTGTCAGTTTGATCAAATCATCTTTAACGGAGACATACTTGTCAACTGCATGGGTAAAATGAGCTTGCATATTAGCTTGCAATCCAGGTAAACTATTCTCCAGAAAATCACACATCCGGTTCAGATTTGCACTCATATCTCCCATAGTTCCACGCACATCATCAAAGATCTGGCAATAAACTTTGGTCTGATTTGATTTGATTTGTTGACGTAAATGTTTAATCAAAGTCTTGATCTTTTCATCACGACGGTGCAACGCATTTTCCAACCTCACAACTCTAGGGTCGTTATAGCGATATTGTGAGGGGCGCGATTGCACAGGGCCCGGGTTTGTTTCAACATCTCCAGATAACATCAAGAGGCGCTCAATAATGGCCCATTCAGAAGATAAGTCAAGATCATTCAACATAAATCTAAATCGATATGGTAGATGAAACATAGCCAAATGTTTAACCTCATCCCACATAATTTGGGACAAAAACTTATACATCTTCTTATCTGTAGGTTGGAACAACAAGGGAGTAAAATCATAATCTTCTCCCTCATTAAAATCCCAACACTTTAAATCATGAACAAATTCAACAAAGTCTGGTATGTCTTGGCCAAAATAAAAAGCACCCACACATGTATGATACATTTCTGCAACAACAGGTCCTGGATTCATTTCAACATCACCAGACAACAACAACAAAGTCTGAGCACAATTCAACATATGGCGATCCAAATAAATTTTGTCATGAGTCTTGCAATTCTTACGGATCAAAACAACAGTAGGTTGAAAAGTTCCAAAGAAAACCAATTCACCATGACAATTAATATAAATATCATCACCATGTATTTGTGCTTTCATATCAATCAATCGTTTAGAATTGCATATAACATAATCAAGAGCCGAGTTCTTCAACAAAGTATTCAATACGGTATTTTTATTTGTAGTAAAAGACATGATCAATATGGGGATTGGCTATTCGTACTCACTATATAAAATATGAGTTTTCCTTTCGCCATAAAATTATTCGCTACAATGGGAACCTCACGAGGTTATGTGCAACTGTAACTAAACGCCAGTGCCGTATCCCAAGGGATAAAATTATACACATCTGACATATCAAGTCAGATGATTACTAAAAGATCCTATATAAAACAAAGATACGTGTTGGAAAACTCCATAATACATGACTAACATGAGCTGTCCTAGTCCGCAACTAGTAATTCCTCAGACACCAGAATTATATAAAATTCAGTCTCGTTCTCTTAAAAATAATCTAAAATTAAAGTGGTGGTAACCTAAATACCGACTGCATTAACAATGGAACTTTTATAGCCTAAGCAACTGAAAAATCGGAATTTATCAGCCTCCAAGGTAATCTCATCGATATCTCTAGCCGGCGGGTAAAATCCGGGATCTGTGAATGTCATATTTAACGTCCTAACAATCACGAGAGACGTCAACAATCTATGTATGGAAAAT